ACCAAACTGTTTAGTGACCCTGGCTCACCAATCTCAGGCTTATCTGAAGTCCTTTCGTTCAGATCATTACCTTCTTTAACAATATCTTCTTCGGTAACCTCTTGGTCAAATCTATTGATGTCATCAACACTAGCAAAAGTGTTCATTATTACGTCTACAAGATTTTGCTTATAGACGGCCTCCTTAACAGCATCTGCATCGATCTCTCCGTAAGTACGCTCTAAATTCCCAGCAATCTCATCAACAAGTGATCTAAAAACAGCAACCATTTGTAGTTCGACATCAGACCCAAGAATCTCTTCCTTAGCCTCAAAAGCCTTGTCGTGAAGTTCCGTTAGCTTTTTAATAGCCTCGGAAACATCTTTAGTTGAGTTTTCAGTAAGTAAGTCGGTAAGTGCCTTTAGGTTTGGAATCTCGCGTTGATCTGCCTGATTAGTTATTGACTTAATCAAATCAAGCTTTTCAGAAGGACTCAATGAGTTTACTGGAAGTGCTTCTACTTGACGAGCAATTTCTTGGACAAATGGTTTTAAAGCATCGTCCAACTTTGTAAAGTCTTTTTCTAACTTTTCGGATACCTCAGAGATTTTTTCGAAGAAATCATTAAGCGCTCCGTCAGTATTTCCGCTAAGCGATTTAAGATTTTCTCTGAATTTTTCGATCAGCTCGTTAAACTGGTCTTCAAAGTCAATAATGTTGGTGGTGGCTTTCTGAGACTTAAGTTGCTTTAGATACGCTTTAAATCCTTTAACCATTGTCTCAAGAGCACCCTGAGCAATATTCTTACGACTAATACTAGAAACCTCTTCAGCAGTACGAGTCACAGAAATACCGTGACCTTTTAAGTCTTTGACCCCGGAAAAAGATACTGTTCCAGAAGAAAGTCTTTCCTGGAGCTCAGCTAAGAATGCCTCAAGACCCTTACGCTTAGCCACCATCTGAGGAGACTTCTTATCGCCGATATTATCTAACTCTTGCTTAACAAGATCTACACTCTCTTGAGATATATCGTATGTCCTAACGGCCTCTTGGTAATTTCTAATAGCGGCATCAGTACGTAAATTTCTAATTGTCTCAACCTTTTCTGCCATCTTAGTAGACGTCTCACCCTTTACATGAGTGATCACCGGTTGTCCATTCTCAAACCTTAGTTCATATTCGTTGTGTGGAGAAACCAGTCTAAGAGGTTTATCTTTTTTGTCACCTTGTTTAGATGGTGCAGGTGGCATCAACCTTAGATTGGTGTCTACAACATTACCGTCTTTGTCGGTAAGCTCAAACTCCGAAGTAGACATATGGATGTTTGGCTTAGTAGGATCACTACTACCATAAACATCTATCTGGTGATTAGAGTCCCAAAAAGCTTTACCATCCTCGGTAAGATTACCGGTAGGTGATGTACCATCTGCTTCAGCTATTGCTGCAGCAGCAACCTCGTAACGCTCATAACGAGTCCGTCTATTTTCCTTCCAACGCTTGTATAGATTGTTGTAAGTAGAACGGTTCATGTTCTCAAAAAGCTCTTTGTTGTGTTCAAGCTTCTCGAGATCTTCTTGAAGTTTTTGTTCAGACTCAGCACTTTCAGCTGCAGCGATCTCTTGTTTCTTGTTGCGAATCTGAGCTGTAATATCCAAGTAAGGATCAAATATTACCTCTTCAGCAAACTCCTGCGGCAATGCCTGAGTCTCTTTGTTCTCAGACTGAAGATCTGCCTTAGCCTCACTTGAGAACATGTACATGTCTGCAACAGACTGCATGGCCTTACGATCGCTGCGCATTTGACGACCTATATCACGAATCTCATCAAGAGATAGAATGTATTCAAGATCCGGATGAGCCGCTCTTACAGCTTTCAACTCTGTCTCGAGATCTTCTTCAAGCATCTCAAGAGTTTCATCAAATCGTACATAAGACTTAATAAGCTGAGGTACAATCTGTTCCTTGATGTACTTTTTAAATGCTTCGGGATCTTCTTGAGCAAGTGCTTGTAGCTGAAGAGCTGTCATTTGCATGTGCAAATGTTGATCTGCATCCTTAAGAATGTTTGCAACTCTTAGTATTGGATTGCCGTCTTTGTCGTACTTTCTTTCGCCGGTCTTTTCATCACGCTCATAAATGTCACCGGACAAAGGTTTTAGATAAGCGTTGATCATGTTGTTACGAGACTCTTCAAGTAACTCGTAAACCTCCTTAGCACGCTTTATCTCACCACGCTTTTCAAGAGCACTTGGTCCAGCACCAAGTAGGGATCCAATGAATATTGACTTTTGACCCTCGTTGGTAACAACCATCTTTTCATAGTTACCAAGGAATCCAGTAAGCAAATCAAATGCTGTAGGATCTTGACCTTGAAGCATCTTAGCCTTTGCAGCCATTTCACCAGCAGTCTGCATACCTTCCTCCCAAAAGCCTTCAGAAAGAACACCTTTGGATACTGCAGAAGAAAACTTTCCAAGCCGGTCAAACGCCTTACGATACTTACTTGCAGAAAGAGCTTTCTCTGCTCTCATTGCATCACTAAGCTCGGCTCCTTTCAGTGCACGAGCACCAAAGAGCATGTTGTTCATGATAGTATTGGATACACCAAGAACAGCTAGGTTGTACCAATAGATAGCATCATCCATTCCTGTAAGAGCACCGCCACTTACGGCATCCTCAACATCTTGGGTAGTCCAAGGTTGTCCAGTATTAGGATTGATTTCGCCGTTTTGCTTTTTCTGCATCAAGGCATTGTACGCTTCTTCTTTAGCAAAGCTTGCTTCGGCAGACGCTTCAATAAACGTTTGATATGCAGTATAGCTATGAAGAGATGCTTTGTCTGCAACCTCCTCAGTCATCATCCAGCGATTCCTCTGAGTACCTCTGGTAGCCTCCATGGTCTTACGCCAGAAATCACTTTTACGAGCAGCGTTGATCGTTGCGTAGTTTGCTTTTCTAAGACCTCGTGACAGTGCTTTAAAACCACCAAGTGCTTTAATAGCTCCGCCAGGAATTGCCATACCGGCAAAGAAACCAGCACCCTGTGCCAGCTCATCACCTACAAACTCTGATGATGAGATCTGCTGAAGAAAGCTTTTTTGGTCGTAGTCACTACGATACAGTATTGGAAAGAAAGCTTCTTTTACGTGCTCTTCAGTGTCTCTAAGACCCTTGGAAATGTTTCCAAGATTTTGATCCTTACTGTAGGGATCGTTATTAAAGAACCTCCCAAGAACAAAATCCAATGGTGTTGCAACCATCTGACCAACCTCAAATAAGGCAGTAGTGGTCATCCTTGGAAGAAAGGATAGGTTCCTACGAAGGTTTCCTTGATAGTTTGCACCTATGTCCTGGATGTAATCCGGATCTGCGTATGTAGGTACATTTTTATTAGGAGCAAACCGTGTGTACTTCTCTACATCAATTTGTAGAGGGGCACGAAGGTTAGCTTGAGGAACGTTGGTTAATCGGTTAAGTACATTTTCTGGACCGGGGTTCTTAGGATTCAATACCTGAGATACACCCGAAAGAATACTTTTTTTAGCCATTATAAGAAGATCTGGTTGTAAAGGTGTTCGCCAATTAACTCTTCAACTGCAGCCAGTTTTGCGGAAGGACTTTCTCCAACGACTCCAAAAGCACCACCGGCCATGAGTCGCCACTCCCAGACTCCATTAGAAGTCTGAAATGTTTTTAGTTTAATTGGATCTAATGCAGTTAATCCCAGCAAACCTTCGCCAGTTTTAAGCTGAATGTCCATCTCGGTTTGTTTCTGAGGAACTCTTTCAAAAGCATCTCTTAAAACTCCAGAGTTTTGAATAAGGTCCTGACCAACTATTTGATTCATTGTAGAAGCAAGCATTGCTTGTTCAGGACTACCTTTTTGATTGTTAGAAGTCATCCAAAGAAGAGCATCTAAACTCTCGCGATGCTGTTCTAAGTTAGGGAATACATCAAGACTTACATGAACAGGACTCATTGGTCCTTTTACTCGCTTATCTTCATTGTCGTTATAGTACTCAACGTCTCCGCTTAGTATAAGACTAGGTATTTGATTACCAGTTATCGGATCAGTAAATGAACCAAGATCCAATTTAGTGCTTGGTGTAAATGTAATAGGTTCATCAGGATCAATATTCGCAAGATTTGGATCTTCCCTAAGAACAACATCTAAGTTCTGACCAGATGATGTTTTAAGATACTGGGCGCCGGAACTATTAAAATGAGTCATAGCATCTTCAGTAAACCCATTCCAAAAATCTTTAAACTCATTACTACCAGGTGCATCCTGCATAGTAATTGTAAGCTTTTGAATAGATGCTTGATCAGTAACCATGTCTGCAACATCGGTATTTCTAGAAACCATACCTTGAAGCTGACTCATAGCTCTCATAAGATTGTTATATATAGTAGAACTACCTGGCTGAGTAAACCCAGAAACAAGTTGGTTAGTATATAAACCTTTTTCATCAGTAGCTTCAAGAAAACCTGTTGCTATTGATCCATAAGGAGCTGCTATATCTTCAAAAAAAGTTCCAAGAGAGGATCGATAAACCTGAGAAAGCAAGGTTTGAGGTGCATCAATATTTAGAATTGAAAGCTTTTTATCTATTTCCTTAAGTTGAGCAATAGCGCTTGGTTTACCTTCAGAATAATCAGCAGTCATTAGTGAGGACTTTAAGAATTGCTCGAGTACCTCAAACTCTTTTTCAAGTTCTTGCTCGTTAATTCTAGCACCTTCTTTAAATATACCGTCAGTTACACTTCTAGGCGCACTACCGTCTTGATTTATTGCAGCGGTTGCTCCATTTTTTAACTGACCTATAACATCATCTACAACACCCTCCCATATTCCTTGAGCATCTGAAAAAGAAGATACTGTAGGATTTCCTTGATTATAAACTGCCAGGTCACTAGAAACAAGTTCATTTGTTTGCCAAGCAGCATTGTATTGTGCAACTTTTTGTTCTATAACACCATTAAGTTGATCCCTTCTGATCTTAGTATCATGAAATCCTTTAAGCATTTCTCGGTATTGCACAAAAGTCGGATCATCAATCAACTTTCTTGCAAGCACATCAGCTTCAAACTCAGTTCCAACGTACTTTGTTAAGGCTCTCCTGACCGCAATTTGTTGTTGATTTGGGGTTTCAAACTTTTGATCAAGAGCATTTGACACTTCCTGCAACATAATTCTCTGACCGCGTACATTTTCTGCGGGAGGTAGATTTACTCCTACATTAGATAACTTATCAAAAATTATATTAGTTGCTTGATTTACTTCGGCATCTATAGCTGAAACTGCATTGTTGGCATCAGCTAAATTGTTTTGCATTAATTGATAAGTGTTTACGTTAGATATTGCACCGTCAGTTACAGAAGTAACTATACCTTTAGGCATGGCACTCATGTCAACAAGACTACCACCTATCCCAAGGCCAGCTGCAGATGTAGATCCGCCCTTTATATTCAGATCATAGCTTACACCAAACTTTGCTTTAATTGCTGCATCCATAGCAGATCCAAGAGCAGTGTTTGTATCAAAGCCCAAGAACTTACCGTTCTCATCAGTAAGCATGAATGTATTAGCAATTCTACTCTCACCAGTTTCTTTATCGGTAACTAACTCTATACCAGAGGCATTACCATAAAGCTCATTCATTTTCATGAAGTAGTTGCGAACCTCTGGGTCTCGTACGTAACTATTCGCAATTGAAAATCCTGCCTCAAGAAGTCTTGCCTTACGATCGCCATAGGCATAGGTAAGATTCTGAGCGTTTCCACCAATTAAATCTGATAGTGAAGCACCCATTTGTCCCGCACTCATAAGACTATTTAGAACATCAGCCTCTTCCATAAGGTCCATGATCTCTTGTAGGTGATCACGGTGATCTACGTATTGTGCAGACGGTAAGCCTTGCACAGAACCTTCTTCATTCTTAAAGGGTGTGGTAGATGCTGATTGTTGATAATCAGCTCTCTGCTTTTCAATCCAAGTACGCTCACCTGGTTCGTCAGCTTTAGAAAGAAGATCATCAAACTTTTTCATCTCATCATCATACTGACTACGACGATAATTGATACCAGCAATGTCATTCTTCTGAAGATTGGTATACCTTGAAACCAAATCAGTCATACGCTGGGAAACCCCGGGATCAGTAAACCCGGTTCTCATAAATTGCTCAGTATCTTCTTTAAGAGCTTTGTCCCAATCACTAGCAATCTGCTGAGATCTTTCAAGATCCATTGGTGCCGGAGTCATATTAAGATTACTCAGCACACCTTTTAAACTCTCACGTTCTTGGTAAAGTTTACCGTAAAAACTAGGTACTACGGACATCTTTTCTAAAGACTCCGGAGTAAACTTTGCAAAAGTTCTTTGCTTACTAAATCTGTTAATAGCCATTTTTAGTCTTCAGGGTTTGTGAGTTTTAAACCAAGCAGTCCAGCAATCTGATTAAGCTGCGATGCATATCCTAACTTTCCAGGTATTGGTCTACCCTGTTCGTCAAAAGGACTTATGAGTTTGATAATTTCTCTATTACGTTGTTCTTCACCAAGACCTGCAAGATTCTCAGAGAATGCTGAAAACGCTTGATTGAGATTATCAGTATAAGCAGCTCGGTCCGCTTGGTTTGCAAACGCAGTCTGCATCCTTGATTGTTGATTTGCACTGTCTGCAGCAAGTTGCGATTTGGCAAGCTGATCTTCTTGTGTTGTATCAAACACTTGCTTTTGCATGGCAATGTCTGATTTCTGCTTACCAAGGTTAGATGCAAGAGTTGTAAGTGCAGCCATGGCTTGACCGGGGTCACTAAGACTTGACATAAGTGCTTGACGTGCAGTAGCGCCAGCCTCTTCGGCTTTTGCAATCAACGGATCTACATTCAGCGTTTCAGCCTTGTCGGTAGTTTTAATATCAAACTTACCAATTGGTGTAGGTGTAGGTCTATCTGCAGCAGCGGCCAATGCTTGGGCCCCTGACGTAATGATAGGCATCATCCTAAGGAAGTTCCCGGTCTTCATGGTAGAATCCAAACCACCATCCAAAACAGGTTCTTGTTTACCGGGTACAGGAGGTAACGCTCCAACACTTCTGAAAGCTCCGGTAAGCGCCTCTCGGTCTTTATCGGTTAGCTTATAAGGTTCTGTAAAATCTACCTTTACTGCCCTATTGGGTACATTCTCCATTGTCGGAGAATCAATAAGACTCTGGAAAGTTCTTAGGTCTTCACTAGGATCACCAGTACTGGCTTCCTCTTCAGCCGTTCGTCCAGCAATAATAGATCGAGACTGCTTGTATGGAACACCTCCTTCATAGCTGGGTCCTGGGACAGAAAGGTTCCCCATAGCTCTGACAGCTTTGGCCCTGTCTGTTGCTAAAGGATCTTCCCCGGTTGCCTCTGGTGATAGTTGATTGGCTATTATAGAGCGATCTGGAGTATCTGGTTGAACAACTTGACCACTAAGCCTATTCTCAAGAATGCTACGAATCTCTTTAGCTCTTTCGCTCTGTAAAGCATTTGGCTCCTCAGGACTTAATTGATTAATTACCGGAGAAGTAGTTGCATCAACTGCATCTTCAGGCTCTTGAGTTGGGTCAAAACCTTCTTGGTTTATTCTATTCAGCTCATCTATCGTAGCCTGCTCTTCCGGAGTAAGTTCTTTCTGCTTGGGTAACTCATCTACAACCCCAGGTATCTTAGGATCTTTCTGTGGAAGATCAATACCGGGAACACCTGGTGGTACAGCATCAGGTTGATTGATAAGATTAAGTTCATCTATTAATGCACGATCCTCTGCGGTAAGAGGTGTAAGTGGCTCTTGAGTTACATCAAAACCTAACTGATTTATCTTGTTCAGATAATCTATTGTCTCTAACTCAGCAGCTCTATTTAAAGGTTCGCCTGTATCACTATACTCAGGGGTCTGACCCGCAGGTGCTGGCTCAGGTGTAGTAGGTGTAGGTTGAGTAGGTGTAGTAGGTTGACCAGAAACCGCAGAAATGTAATCAATGTAATCAGAAGTTTTACGGTAATTAGCTATAGACATAGGAGTCAGACCAGCCTCTTTAACACCAATGTTAGCCAAAGCAATACCTCTATCAATTACATCCTGAGTATAACCAAAGTAATCTCCATTTTCTACCCGAATTATCTCTGGAACAAGTCTCCTAAGGTCTTGAGCAGTAAGGGCTTTATTAGGATCTATACCAGTTCTTTGAGAAAGAGCATTGATGTAAGCGGTTGTATTGTTTTCGCTAGGTGGTGCGTACTCATTTATTAATTTATTTAGAGTATCATTACCATCCTTAAATACATCTCCATAAATATCAATCCACATTGCGCGAACTCCAAACTCTGGAGTTTCGAATGTATCAAATGATTTATCTGGTTGATCGGAAGTCAAACCTTGCCAAGGTTGACCGTGCCTTAAATTACCAGGGTTATTATTTCGGATACCTCTAGGAACATCTTTATTCAAAAAGTTCTTAGGGTTTAGGTCACCACCAAGCTCAAACGTCCGATACATTGGCTCACCTTCTTTATCAAGAGCTGGCTTATCAGTAAACGGAATTGGTGATTTTTCCATAGGTAATATACCCTGACCTATGTTGGTACTTGTAGCATCTGATGGCGTAGCTGCCTGACCCATCATTTTTTGTACAAGTGCAGGGTCTTGCTGAGAAATAACTGAAGGAGTTGGCTCTGGATCTTTAATCCCTAAGTAATTTTTGTAGAAAGAAGACTTTTTATAGTCGTCTAACGACATAGGCTTTAGACCAGCGTCCTCAACACCCATATTCGCAATACTAATACCACGATCAACTACGTCCTGTGTAAATCCAAAATAGTCTCCATTCTCTACACGAATCATTTCGGGAAGAAGACGTCTAAGATCTTCAGCGGTAAGATTTTTATTCGGATCAATACCTGTAGCTTGCGATATAGTTCTAATATAAGACTCGGTATTATTTTCAGAAGGGGGTGCATATTCGTTCATCAACTTGTTTAAGTTGTTCAAACCGTCTGTAAATACGTCCCCATATATATCAGTCCACATAGCACGCACACCAAACTCAGGTGTTTGAAAAGTATCAAAGGCAGCATCAGGTTGCTCAGAAGAAAGTCCTTCCCAGCTTTGACCATGCCGTAAATTACCCGGATTGTTGTTGCGAATGCCTCGAGGTACAGATTTGTTTAGATAGTTTAAAGGATTTAAAACACCTCCAGTCTCAAATAAATTCATAGATGGAAGTTCGCCACCTTTAGCGTAAGCTAAGACTTTGTAATCACCGCCAAACTTAAATGAAGCTGCACCTTGTACTGCATTGTTTATAGCAGCGGGAGCTTGGTTCTCAGGACGTGACTCAGGAACAGTAGCCATGTGCAACTCCTCCAAACGACCCATCATTTGTTCAAATGACTTCTTGGAGTTTGCATTATTGATGTTCATGTTATAGTCCTCGGCAAGCTTTTTACTTGCGTCGGCAAACGTCAAACCTTCAATAAACTTAGGAAGCTTGTATTGTTTTGCAGAACCCTTCTCTACGTTCCTGCTGTTAGTGTATACAAAGTCATTGAATACAGTCTCACCACCTTCAACAAGAGTTTGAATATCCGAACCAGGTTCGGTCATATCGATACCACCAGAGGCCTCATCATGAGAGTCTCCGTTAAGTTCAAGCAAACCGGTCTTTGAATAGGTACCTCTTATGTGTCCACCGTTCTCGGCAAAAAGACTCATGAATTGACCACCCATAGCTGTAGCTCCGCCAACACCTTCTAAAATACCTTTACCCAATGCAGCAGGATCTTCGCTGTCTGAGTTAAAGAACTTACCTACAGCAGAGCCAACCCCGGGAATACCAGCGGCAGCTCCTGCAGCTGTACCTAACATACTAAGTGCAGATCCCCAAGCAGCTTGTCTACTTTGTCTATCTGCTTCACGCTCTTCAGCATTTAGTTGCCTACGATCAGACTCTATTTCAGCCATAGGATCAACCATACCGCCGGTAAGCAGATAGTTTACAGTAACGTTTGGAAAACCGTATGTACCGTCTTTATCAAAAGTCAGATCTTTAAAGGATGGCTTTTTCTTCATTACGTTTTTTGTAATAGGAACCTACTATATACCAAAGATATGCCTTTTAGTATAGGTCAGTCTAACAAAAAAAGTAACGATTACATGAACGGAATAGGGTGAGGCCTATACCTATATTTTAAACTCTGTAAGATGAGTTTTAGATTCTCTGCGTTGTCAGTGTATAGCTGAACAAAGAAATACTGACTCTGGAATCTCTCAAGTCTACCAGCGTCTGGTACAACATAACGCCACTGCCTTAGCAACCTTACAAGATCAGGATGACCAAGGTCAATTAACCCAGAGTCTTGGTGATCATTATAAATACGTATCTTATTGACAGTCTTGTCGGCCTGCTCTATACCAGCTGAATTGTAACACTCAGAGTTCCAGAAAAGGTTATCGAGAAACTTAACAACTCCGGTTGGCTCTGCAAGAATTACAGTTACTGAAGATGGGTAGACTGTTCCAAACATTGACCCCTGGTCACCATCACCAAATCTATAAATCTCCCTGCCTCCAGCCTTAGGTAGTATTGCAAGTCCATGGTAGTCAATATGCATGCTTGGTTGACCATCTACAAAATGAGACCAGGCTTTCTTCGTGTGGTTGAATACAACACCTTCACCGGTAGTAGTTGATTCGTTAAAGAACAAAGAGGTTTCATTGGTCTCGCTGTTAAATACGCCAACAACACCAGACCCTAAGACAGGATTGGTTCCAAAGGTACCAAGGTTATTAATGTAGCTATTGATACCCATAAGGTCTAGCTCAGCTCGATCTGTTCCTATAGACTGTACAGCCTTTCTTGCAGCATCATACCAAATAAATCCGTAAGGGCTGGACGCAATTCCACGAGTATGTTGGAGACCGCTTGTCCTTGATACGTAAGCAAACTTCTGAAGAACTTCACCAGTTCCCATAAATACAGCATTACCTGCAGTATCTGATTGTATTACCGATGGGTTGATTGCATACGCACCAAAACCATGTTCTTGCCAAATCCAAAGATCATCTTTTGGTCCGGTATGGATGGCTGTGATTTCCCCAAGACTGCCATCCAAGTATCCTACATTACCCTCGGCGTAATTAAGCCAAGAGTCAACAGACTCACCAGGAATTTTTGCATCGGAATACTTGACCTCATTGAACTTATCTGTAGTATCAATAACTGTCAAAGGCTCTGCAAAAAATACTCGGGCGTCGTGTTTTCTATCGTAGGCAGAATTATATAACTCTGAATCTGAAAAACCTATGGCTGGTTTTCTTGTAAAAGTACCTTCATAAATCCGCAAAGGTTCTGCAGCTTGGCTTTCACTATAGAATTGATAAAGGTCTCTAATGCCTGATTTGTCTGTAGTCTGTGGATCAGATGGATAGCTTCTTTGATAATGCTGTACAGCTGTAAAAGAATCACCGAAAGTGAGATCCTTGGTAAATTCTAAAAGTGATGAATCAGGGTTATCAATATCAAAGTATCTACTTGAAACTACATACTGATTACGAGACCTATCTGCATAAGTCTGACCTCCATACTGATTAGGTAAGTATCTTTTGTAATCAGTCATCATTAAAAAGCCATGTCGATTGCTTGTATAGTCTGACCAGTTTACTACTCTGTTACCTATCTGAGACTTTATTGCAGCTCCTGTATGGCAAACAAGTACGTCGTTTGTAAAACTGTCTGCTTGTTTACCAGGAAATGTTGAATAAACATTTCTAGAACTAATACTAATTTGACCAGCACTCGGGCTTGAGGCAAATCCTTCGTGTACTATAATTCCAACAGCTGTCTCTTCAGCTTGAAAATTTAAAATGTTGCTGTTAGCTTCAATTACAACATTACCATATTGTATATCGGCATTATTAATTAAAGGAGTAATTAAAGGCTCTAGTTGAAAATGAGTATTATTACCCGTTTGAATTTTTGGCGCAACACCTACAGAACTAGTCCAATCAAAAACATCAGATGTGCCCGCCTCTCTCTTAAACACAGTAGTTGAGCCTACTGCTTGAGCATTGTTTATTTTAAAATAACCGCTTGTAGGCGTACCTTCATCTAACTCGTTGGATCTAAATTCCAATATGGTGTCTTCCCATTCAGAATCATAAAGCCCTAACAAATCATAATGATTAAAAGCGGTTTGAGGAACACCGCTAACTGTTACATTATAAGGCTCTTGTACAAAATTAGGACCAATACCTTGAGTGTGCTCTCCAAACAAAGTCATGTATGGAGGTAGTGTTGTACTCAAACCATTATAAAACTTAGATTGTGAGGCACTAGTAGTTGATCGAGCCGCAATACCAAGAACGCCAGAAGCCATAATGGTTTTATTGGCATTATTTCTAGCAACTTTTACAAACTGATAGCCAACAACACCCTGAGCTTTAAGTCCAGATACAGAATTACTTTTAAACTTTATTGAAAGAAAAACCTCGTTAATGTAGTCATTGTTATTAGTTAGTGGATTTGCAGAAGCGTCTCCGATTCTGTAATCACAGATCCAACTAACAAAACTTCTTTGACCAAATGCATTGTAAAAAACAACACCTAATCGATAGATTTCATCTCTTTTGAAACCTTGTAAATTAAAATGATCATTTCCAAAATACCTTTTACCAGAAGGTTCTCTTACAAAACCATTTGTCTGACCACCAACAGAAGTTAAATAGTAGTCTGGATTAATAGAAGTACTTATCTCAGATATAATAACATTGGGACCCTCAGCACCTCTTATGCCATCTGTTCTATAAGAGTAAGTATCATAGTACGAAGTATCTTGACCAACATCTAATACCGAGTTAAGCTCATTAGCTGCTTGCTCTGCTCGAGTTGATTTGTTTATTGCATCGTGCTTTTCCGGAACAGAGTTCCAGTTGGTAGAAGATACATTTAAAGAAACTCCGTCTTTATCAAATATCTCAGCAAGGGTACCAGAAGAATTGAATCGATACGCCCTTGTGTCAAAGTCTACAAGAAATCGATTTTCCTCAATACCCGCAGGAAACAATCGATTGTCTTTGGATGCAGCAGCATTTGCTTTAAATGGTTCGGAGCCTAAAAGCAAATACTCAGTTAAACCTACTGAAGAAATAAAACTAGACCCGTCATCTATATAAGAGTACGTAGTTGTTGATAACTCATCTTCAATAATTAAAGTAATTACTGGAGCAGCTATCGCATCTGTATAATGAATTCTGTAAACACGAATTAAATCAAAATCGGGTCTTAGATTACTAACACTTAATTCAAAACTAATCGCTACTTCTTCATTGTAAGCTACCCCATTGTCAACTTTAGTAATTGCAATCAGCGGTGACTCGGGAGATATCTGTGTCTCGGCACCGTTACGATTTACATAACTGTATGCCCAGCAAACAGAACCTGATTTAAAAGTACCTGTGCCATGTATTTTACGATCGATCTGAATGTTGTTGGGTGTTGCGTTTGGAGTAACATCCAAGAAGTCCAGCGGTTGATTTGCTAGGTCAGTACGACGTACATTGATGTGCCTCAGGTAATTCAGATCTCCCCACCAATAAAGCTTTTCAACATCGGTGTTCTCATAGTTGTGCAGCATCTCAACAGGGTGTGCCTGTGAGATATTCATCGCATCAAAGTAGAGAAGTCTTAGAGTGCTGGTCACACGATTGTACTCCCAGATCGAACCCATGGATGTCGCAGTAGGAGTCTCACTTGTCTCAGCGGTTGCTATGACAAATACAGAATCCCTACCAGCAACTCCACCAATAGGTTTAATATTAACAAATTGCTCTGGAGGAGCCGCACTAACTCTGGTTAGATGGTCGCCAGTTAAAACAATTGCACCAGCTAAACCACCAGTACCTACAATAAATTCGTCAAGACCTCCGCTTACTGTACAGTTTGGTATGGTAAAATCAAGGCTTGTACCAGAGATAGTTTCCATAGCACCGCTTGACTGATCTTTGTGTGCCATGTTGCGCATGTTACGCGCATCGTAGTACACATCTTTTGTGTGAAGCTCTTTCGAGATATCACGATCAAGCTTTCCGTATATCTTGGCACCTAGCTTCATCAGTGGATCCGTTCAGCCATGTCACGGCCCATAGATATGTAAGCAGTACGAAATTCGTTGTTGCCTCGTTTGGGGCGGGTGAATGTATTGACTATGCTGTGTACCATACCATCAGTAGGTGTATCAGCGTGACTCTGGGCACGACCTCTTGCAAAGATAGCTTGACCCTGAGTGTCTTTGTACACGGCTCTTGAAATCTCACCGGTACGGAACAAGAAGTAATCGATCTTTTCTTGGATGTGCCAGGTCAATGCGTCAAGCACTACACGATCAGCAGGAACCAAGAACTCTCCGTTCTCGTCACGGGGCCAAGCTAAGTAAGCCAGCATGATGTGACCATCCTTGTAGTCTGTGTAGATATAGCCTTGACGGATCTGATACTGATCAGGAGTCATGCCTCGTTTGTTGGGCAGCTCTGTCTTCTGCAGATCTCCAAAGTTTACGTTACCAGAAAAGTTGACCTGATGTAATGCCGACTGGGTTTCCCTCAGCTGCATCATGGTCTCAAGCTCAAATACGTGGAGTACCTCAACAATGTCGCAGGGTAGCTCTGCACGATAGTCTTGTACTGTAATTGGCTGAGGGCTACCTGTAACAGGGTTACCGTCAGTGACCACAGTAGTGAGCATCTCATACGGAGCAACAACAGACATCAGATCGGCAATCCATTCTGCAGCGTCAGCCTCGTTAATGTCGAGGTTGGCTTGCATCTTTAGCCTATCGAGTACTGATGAAATAGGTACGTATTTGCCGCTAAGTGCCATGTCTAGGAATTAGGAAAGATTCCTGCCAAAGCCTGAAGAGTTTCGGGACCAAACGAATCACCGTCAGGTACCTTACCCTCCATAGGATTTTTCTTTGAGATGTACGTCTTAACCTCAAAACCATTTTCCTCGCAGTAGCATTCTACATCAACAACGTAACCGTTCTCAACCTCTCTAACGCGAATGGTTTTATCCTTGCCTTCTTTAGACTTATGGCTGTATGAATAAGATTCGTGTTTACTCATGATCAATTAATATCTCCAGTATTGTGCACTGACTCAAAGATAAAATAATTATCAATGACCCTCCTATCAGGATCTGTAAGAGCCTTGTACAAACTATAGCGAAACGGTTTACAAGTAGCAAACGCGTATTCCGATATTCCGCGTATAGACTTTTTGTTCTTGATCCAGGTAATTCTACACCGCCAACCTCCAGTATGCGGATTAGTAAAATACACCGGTGGTGCATTCGGATCTTCTCTGCGACGTGCGGCAGTCTTCCGTTGATTAATAGGTAAGTTAAATGTACCGTCCTCGGCACGCTCGATCTTACGCTTGTATTTGTAGACCGCCATGGTACCAAGGTTATACGGTAGGTCCCACTCAAAGCCTTCTTCGATCATCATCTCTCTAAGGATACGATTGACCGTGTCGTTGAACTTGTTGAAGACCTTGCGCTTTACTGGCTTGTACTTACCACTTACCATGGTGCTGTAAGCATCATAGTATTCTGGCATTCCATTAAAGCCTTTATCCCTGGTTTTAGGATGCCCCGGTCCTCCGTGGAACTTGCTCATTGGATGACTTTGTGGATTTCTTAGCAGCTTTAGGTGTAGGTACCATAACTACATCAGCTTCAGCATCATTGACCCTATCTTCAGGCAACCTCTTAGAAAGCTTTTGTGCAACCATTTGTATCACATAAGAATGATACTGGGCTTTCATCGGGTAGTCGTTACAGTCACCTACACATACGCCAGCATCAACCACGTCATCTGGGAACTCAAAGATCGCAGTCATTGCCATGTCCTTCAACACAGAAAGAACTGGATTCTCATAACCATATACGTAGACATAGTTGTTGAGAATAAATGCGTTGATGCTATTGTTGATGATCCGAGTACGATTGGTCAAATGCTTTACCCTGCCGTAATCCACAAGATTAAAGTCCTTACCTGTAATGTCCATTGGACCAATGTGACTTACAAGCTGACCCCTATGGGTGTAGATAATACTGCTTGGTAGCTGATTGGTACTGCGAAGAATCTTACATCCCACAGGTACATCAGAGCATGCAGAACGATCTACCATACTCATACCCAACTTGATGGTCTGAGTTAGATCAGTGTCATCGTATCGACCGCCCTTAGAATACAGCTGCTCAAGATATGTAGCACGTGCGTTTGCGTACTCAAACATGATGAGTTCGTCAGGAATATACAAAGACCTGTCGTCGGTGTTTATACCGAGTATCTCACGAATGCTGTATAGTATCTTATCGCGATTCATTAGATTTGATAATCTGCAAACTCTTGAATGAAGTATTTATTTAAGCCACTAGAGTAAACCATGCGGAAAAGATGATAACGACTAGTGTGAGCAGAAATATTTAAGTTAAGAGTGGTGTCTTCTGCACCACCCTGAACAAAAAACGATGGGGAACCTGTGGTAGATCCTATATTACAAGAAAACGTTGAGGCAGTTCCATTTTGGATAATAATCGTAAACTCATCACCATCCTCTACTACACTCTGATTAATCTCAATTGTAGTGTTTTCAGTTAACTGAGTACGAATTTTATAAGAACTAGATGAAGGGTTCCAGCTAATAAGTCCTCCATTACTTTCAAGTTGTGAAATTCTTTTGTTTGTAGTCAAAGTACTTGTAGATGCATTGTAATTCAACAACCCATCTGTAACATTCAAAGTACCTCCAGGATTAACAAACTCTCTTGCAAAATAATGCTGTGAACTAAACTCGCCTAAGTATGTAAGCCTAATTAAGTTTAGACTGCTTGCAATATAAAATCCCTCAGTAACCGATATCGTACAAGATGTTCCTGTAATAGTAGGTTGTACCGTGTGCTGGTGCCAGATATATGCCGTAGCTCCTGCAATAGCTGAGCCTGGCTCAAGAGTTAAACTTGTTGTATTAGACGGAGCCGATGGATTGTAGTAAGTATTACCATGACCATTTGAAGTAAATTCAATAGTGGTTGAACTAAGGTTTACAGACCTTACTGCTGAAATATCCAGCTTATCGTTTAACAAACCATTGACCTGAGATTGGCTATACTTGTCAAGAGTGGGAATATCTGCCTCTGTATGTTGATGACTTAATAGTGCAAATCTTGCATCTGCATCTGTTTTTTGGTAATACAGAGTATCATGATTATGACTACTTGCGGCTTTACCAGCAAGAAGATCGTTAACCTCAGATTCTAGGTAATACCGATCATCGTGGTAGTGTGCAGGTGCTTTAAAAGGATAGAAGTTAAAACTCAATCCAGCATAAGTAGAGTCAAATGGACCACCAGCCCCGGGATACGTGGCATTGGATGTAAGTAGATTTTCATCGTCATCTATGTTAGCATTACTGCCTGCTTCAGTTGTTGAGCACCAAACGTAATGCTGATTGGTATCTCCAACATAAACAATCATTCCGTTATACCAACCATAGTGCTCAAAATTATTGACTGCTGTGGTTAGTTCATTAACGGTATCCCAAGTAAGACGATCGTCCAAAGGTTCCTGAGAACCAACTTTACGACCTGCAACAACAGCTAAAGAGTTTGTGTACTTTTTCATTAGAACATTGAGTATGAGTATGTACCAGGGGTAATGATACGGTTAATCAAGTAGATATCCCAGGTAGTTATGCTTTCAAGCCCAGATATCGTCATAGAAACATTTGTAAATGTCTGAGTAATAGCAGTAAGCTCAGTTCCAGTAACATCTTTAACACCGGAAATAAGACCCGCAGCTACCATGAACACGTGACATGCAATCTGACCATTTGCCGTATGAGCTATCTCAATTCCACCAGGTTCTACAGCTTTTGCTCGACCACCTGCAATCTGCGAGTAGTTATTTGCATTTGTAGTAACTATATCAGTAACCAGGTCTGATGCAGTTGTAGGAATTGCTCTACTACTAAGACTATAATATCCAGCTCTATACATAGTTGCGTCATCTTCTATTGTTTGGACATCAAACTCATAAATGTCATCAATAGTAAACTGTCGAGAACAAGTTCTGAGAGGAATGTCCAACGCGGTATTACACAAATCATTTTGGGTCACGTTGTACTTTAACGCAAAGTCGCACATCTCAGCTTCATCGGATCGCTTTACCAGCCCGATGTTTGCTGCGTCTATTACTGCAAAGCCAGCATCTAACGCAGATTCTAAAATGTCTTTACGCTCAGCCATACGGCAAATATAGCTAAAATGTAGAAGGAATCGCTGAGGATCATTATATTAGCTAGATGAAAAAGTCTCGCTCTAAGAAGAAGTCAGGAACTAAGAAAGACGCTTGCTATCAAAAAGTTAAGCGTACTTACAAAGTATTCCCTTCGGCTTATGCTAGCGGAGCTATTGCTAAGTGTAGAAAGAAACGTGCCGGTAAGAAAAAGTAATGGCTGTTAGGAAGACAAAGAAAGGTGCTGCTCTTAAACGTTGGTTCAAGGAAAAGTGGACAGACGAAAAAGGTAATCCTTGTGGATCATCTAAAAACAAGGGTACCAAGAAATGCAGACCTTCTAAAAGAGTTTCTTCCAAAACGCCACGAACCTGGGGATCCATGTCAGCTTCTCAAAAAAGAAAAGCTGTTGCTGAAAAGAAACGTGTAGGTATGGGTCGTAGAACCAGCGCGATCAGAAAACGAAAAAAGTCTAAAAAGTAAACCCAAAAACCCAAAGTGTCATGCCCGGAATGATGAAAAAGTCCATGTCTTACAAGAAAGGTGGAGCTATGAAAAAGAAAGCTGCTGCCAAGAAAAAGAAGGTTGCTTCTAAAATGAAGCCTAAAGCCAAAGGTGCAGGTGCTGCAGCTATGATGATGAAGAAAGGCGGTAAAATGCCAGCTGCTGTTCTGAAAATGATGAAGGCTAAGAAAAAGAAGTAATGCCCGTTAAGAAAGACTCACGTTTAAAAAGGGCTGGTGTCTCCGGGTACAACAAACCTAAGAGAACCCCAAGTCACCCTACCAAGTCGCATATCGTTGTGGCTAAGGAAGGTAGCAAGATCAAAACAATTCGCTTTGGTCAGCAAGGTAAAAAGGGTGACAAAAAACCTACCAAGCGTGCTAAATCTTTTAAAGCTCGTCATGCTAAAAATATCAAGAAAGGTAAGATGAGCGCTGCTTACTGGGCTAATCGCGTAAAATGGTAAATCATGTCTAAGAAAAAAGTAAAATCATACAAGAAAGGTGGATTCTCCGATCCCGTTGGTCGAATGAAGAAATTCAAAACTAATGGTGGCGGTTTAGTTGATGCACTAAAAACTGGACTTAGTAACATAACCAAAGGAGCAAGCTCAGTATTGCCTATGGCATCGCCAGGCTTATATGCTTTAGATAAGGTTATCAATAGACCTCAAAGTAGGGTTAGTGAAACAACACCTCCTGTGTATAACATGAATAGGACAAAAGAGCCTATGCCTGGAACTCGTCCGCAAAAAAATGATAGACAACTGGAGCGAGAGCAGTTCGGAACAAATAACCCTACTGATCAGCAACTAAGGGATTACTTTGATAGCGATGAGTTTAAATCAAAGCTACCAAAAGCACCAGTAGAATCCGATAACACTAGACGGTTTGTATCTCCAGGTAAGCCTTCATCAGGTACACCAGGTGTTTACATGAATCCTCGACTTGAGGAAGGAGTAAATATTCCTAAAAAGTCTATTAAGATTACTACCAAAAAGAAAGGCGGTAAGCTTAAGAAAGCTAAGAAGCGAAAGTACTGATCGTTCTAAATATCAAACGCCGGCTTACTCAGTCGGCGTTTTTTTATGCTTGTGGTTTAGCCACAGCATGTAAGTCAGCAGTATGAACAGGAGCGTTCTACAAGAATGCTCGTGACTTATGAAATCAAAAACAAGATCTTCAAAATGCTCCATAGTGCAAATTTACGAAGGAATCGTAAAGCTACTTGCACCGATAACTTGATTTAGTCTTTCGAATAAAAGCTCATGTCCTTTAGGAGACCTGTGTAGTCTTCTACCCATAACCCTTTCGTTAACCCCAGAATTACCCGTACCCTTAAATACAGGATCTTCTATAAGATCGTTAACCAATAAGGTAGTATCAGCCAAACCACTTGTAGGCTCTTTATAATTATCAGAACCATAGATAAGTCTACCGCCAGTAGTTTCAACTGTATTTTTTAAATCACTGATTTGATAAAGATCAACAAGGTGTACTTTATCAGCTACCAAAGCCGGTAGCTGCACAGTATCTGTTATTACCTTACGAACAATCTTTAATCTAGTAAGACCAGATTCGTTTGTATTTAGATTTTCTGCCCAAAAGTTAGATAACGAAGAAGCACCCACAACCTTGCCCACATTAGTAATATTCCCAGAAGCAATTTCATTCATATAGATAACGTTACCTTGTTGATAGACGCTAAAGCAAATACCTCGACCAGGAGTAAGATTGAATGGTTGTGATGTATTAGTCAACTGAACCTCAATAGTGTATCCGTCATAGGTATTACTACCATGCTCAAAATAATTATAGTTTGTTCCGGTGTTGTAGGAAGAACCTTCAAACTGAGCAATATATGATCGAGTACCTATGGCTTCAACTTCTTCATTTCCGTTAGAAGAAAAGTTTGTAGCTCCGGTAGATGGTTCTGTAAAAAACCTAGTGCTGCTATTTCTAGAATCAAGATTTATTTGAATCTGTGTTACAACTTCTACACCTGAAACTACAGAAGTAGAATAGTCAATCACTTTATAAAAGCCATTAACATTTCTCCAGCTTTCTTTAGCAGGATCATGAACAGCCTCACTTGAACTGTCAAAACCCTTTAGTTTAATCCAAACATCATTCTGATCTACAACACTTGCAGGAGGCCAGTTCAATTCTGGTAACGGTAATCCAGAGTCAGCACCCAACTGAATTTGAGTAAGACCTCGGCTAGGGAACATATTATCTATCCCTGTTACAACTGGATCTGGATTAGTTATTCCTGAAATAAGTGGACCTTCAATCTTAGTTGGTGATGAAGGAACTCCGGTAATAAAGTGATTAGCGGCTCCATCCAAAGCATCAAACTTAGTATCTGTTCCGGCCATTGTCTTCCCAACCAAAGAAGCTCTATCGATTTCTTCAAACTGATCTCCTGAAACAATACACTTTAGAAACACAGTTGAACTTTCTGGAAATTCTATAAAACCTTCAAACAAATCTGAATCCCCAGGATCAATCAAGGAATCCAAAGTTCTAATCCAAGAGTATGCTGATCTTGTAGTACCTGTTACTAAATCGGTATCCGTTATAAAATCAATTCTATAAACCTCTCCAGGTGTACCGCCATCCAAAGTTATATTGTCTCTACCGTCACCTTCAATCTTAATCCAACGATCTCCAGACAAAGTAACATCTACAACTTGAGGAACATCACTTATAGCAATTCGATTAGTATCGTCTCCTGAATAAGCCGGAGTAAGTGTCCAGTTACTAACCCCTCCATTGGTTTGTATACTGTAAGTATCTCCATCAAGAATAACTTCAAAAGTAGCTAAACCTGTAGTAGTGTTAACGGTACTACCTCCAGTTACAGCGTCATATTGCACAGCATTAGTAGAACCAGTAGTTACTTCTAAACGAGTAGCAAAATTAGTTTTAGCTGTAAATGATTCAGGAGATAGAGTATATGCTTCAGATGTTCCTTGAATAGGTGGACGTTGGTCTAAGCAAACCCTTGATGATAGACCATCGTATTTATCGTCAACTGATGGTGGTGTACAAAATACCATAGGATAATTTTTACGACCATCATTATTACGCTTGGTCACCATATCCTGTATTCTCTGAGCCATAGTCAGTTGACGCAATGGTGTTTGCACATCAGTAGCATCATTCACCCCTGCCTGCATCACCATTAAATTCCAAGGAAGAGTATACAGTCCAGACCTTGATGCAAACCACTGGTCGGTAGCAAGCTTAGAACCACCAAAACCTTTGTTCACGAGACGTATGCTCTCAGGAGTAGGTTTACTTCTTAAGGCATTTACTAAACGAAAAGATGCCAACTCATCTCCAAAATAATCCGGAAATGGGCTGGTGGATTCCTTGCGGTTACCAGAGTAATTATAACCCATGTCCTGTGGTCTCCAGTTGCCTACAAGACTCCAAGAAATAGAGTCTCCGCAGTAAAGAAGTCTTTTGGTTGCATTAAAATTAAAGTCAGCAGTGAACTCAATTCCGTTAATGTGCATTCCAATATCCGGATCTGTCTGACCTGTTTGAGGATATGGTGTAAACCTTAAGGATACTCCGGCGCCAGGGCCCAATATAAATCCGTTAAAATTCAATGTACTTGAACCACCATCACTGACAGCTAGTGAAAACTCATCTTGGTTGGACAGTCCGATCCAATCGCCAATAGCGTTCTGAGCAATAACTCCGGATACTCTACCCTTGGCATTTGACGTAATTGTAATAGAATTTACAAGTATTGCTCTACCTACATCTATGTCAAGTGTGCTTGATACGACATCACCATAAACAGGCGGAGTGCCTCCGTCATTAGTCAGTGCAGTGCCGTCCCCCTCTAAAGCAACGCTGAGGTTTACGGGTCTGCCCTCAAGCTGAATCTTTTCTTTGATCGATTGTGTAGATACGTCTAGTAATCTTGCCATGAGTTCTAAGTAATAATTATTGCCACGTTGTAGTGGATATCGGTACCATCAAAGAATCCGTTTGCTGGACCAAAGCCATCATCGTCATCAACGATCCAACCAAAACGATAACTGCTACCGCTCAAATTACTTATGTATACTCTGAGTGCAGCCGTTGAAGCAAAGTAAAGTGTTTTTGTTTGACCTCCTACGCTGGGCCGAAGTTCGTCATCGGTACCAGCTGTTGGTGCAGAAACAATGGTTATCTGACCAGCTTCTGCAATAACTATCTCAACGTGTGGATCAACCCCACGGTTAGCTATTTGGATATCAAACTCAGTCATTGTAGTATGAAACTACTTATGATGAGTACGCGCTGATCTGAATTTCAGGATCAAATGTGCGTACAACTATTTCAAGATCAAACTCTTCAATCATTTACTGCGTCTTTAACGATCATCTTACCGGCCATAATTCTTGAGCTTGTTCCGTCAGATGTCTTAGTAGCCCGCAGCTCATATACATATGTAGCCGGACTGATCAGATTTGTAACAGCGGCTTCTTTACGGAGAAACAACTCACCGTTTGAATTTTTTGTAATCTCGTCGGTAGCAAAACTCCAAGCTGCACTTTCATCGTAGCTTGAAAACTTACACTTCAGCTCAAATGTGTACTGAGTTAGATCGTAATACTCAACTGGATCAGTGTTCTTCTTAGAAAGGCGTAGGTAAACATCAAAGGTATACCCCTTTGTAAATGTGATATTTACATCCTTAGTTGCATCCAGGTTTAGATTCGTAACACTCATGATGCAGTACAATCACAGTTATATGGATCAGCGTATCCCTTGGCTATGCTGTATGAGCTGTAAGCCTTCTCAAACTCTTTAACCCTTGTGGCACCCTCAGCAACAACCATATATGCATGGATCTTATTTACGATGTTAACGTCAGCAGTAGAGTCACAGTCGCCATTCAGCATCTTAGCAAGTGCACACCAAAGGCATTTCATCTTGGGATCACCAGCTACTAATTCACTACTACCGTTGAAAACAACATGCCAGATTCCATCACTGAATGCAGACGCTCCGATCATTGTAGGAGTAATCGTAAATACATATCGACCTCCAAAAGTAGTTTGTACATAACTCATTGCCAGAGTTGTAGAGTATGTACCATTTACTGCAGGATCTGCAAAAGAACCCTGTAATTTATCGTTGTAATACAACTCCAGAGGGCCTTCAGGACTTAAATCTATATCGGAGATAACGTGGAGTTCAGAGTAATCTTTCTCGAACTCGACATAAATGGATGCCATGGACTTCGCTTTTATCAAAGATATAAAAAAAGCCCCAGCGGTTGCTGAGGCTCTTTGTTACAAAAGGCGTAACGATTAGTCGTTAGCCTGGATGTCTGTCAACAGATCAGCGGCTGTGTTTCCAGAACCAGCATCCCGAGGGATGAATACTGTGATCTCAGCTTCGCTGTTTACAACAGATCCTGGATACTGTGCGGTATTCTTACGCAGAGTAAAGCTGAACTGATCGTACTGCTTAGTTGAAACAGTCTCCAACCGGCGAGTACGCATCCGACGATACTCAGTCCACATCAGACCAGAGAACTGAGCAAGGCTCAACTCTTCGATAACTGCAACGTGAGGACCGTAACCGTTTCCGATGTCAGCCTGCTGAGTATCAACAGTAACCAAACTAGTGGCTTCCTCACCATCTACTGTCATAGTAGTATCGAAATCGATTGGGCGGAACGGATGGTTAAAGTCGATCTTAGACTGAATGTCTCCGATCAGGTAGATAGTATCTGCTTCAGCATCGGTAACATTAGAAGAGATGTCTACCTGAGCAGCATCAGATCCTTCGTATGGACGATCAAGAGTGATGGTTGAAGAACCAGCAGTCATAGCAACGTTGTAAGGAACACCGTCAATGATAGCTACAACAGTAAGAGTAGCAGTTGCAGTCTCCAGAGTTGTTCCGTTAGTTTCATACACTGTAGCGGTTTTAGAACCGGTTACGAATGTGATCTTATCGGCAGCAGCCCAGTTACCTACAAATCCAGTAGCTCCCATGTAAGCAGTAGCACTGTCTACTTTACGCTTGTCGTTGGTTTTGTTCCACTGAGTAACCAAACCTGCACCTACAGCGGCAGCAGTAGTTGTGGAAACAGTATGATCAGCCCACACGTCAAAGAAACGGCCATCAGATACAGCTCCTACGTTGCGGTAGCGAACGTTCATCATAACAACTTCACCAGCAGTAAAGGTCATACCTCCGAGATCAAGCTCTTGGATGTGTGCCTTAGGCTGAGCGAAAGCAGTTTTATCAGTTGGGTACTTAACAACGTCAGCTGCTGAGAATACTGGAGTCAAGATATCAGAAGAAAGGCTGGCACCTACTTCTTGATTATCTGTAACCAGACGGAGGGCAATGCCTTCTCCATCAGAATTTCCTGAAGAACTGTCAAAACCGCTACCGTCTTTGTTCAAGAGGGTAATGTCACCGGCAGTTCCAGCCGCATCGGCATCGACTACGGTTACTGATTGGTCTTCATACTGTGTCCCTACAAGGACGAAGCGCGAGGGTGCGCCTTCAAGATAACTCATGATTTTAGTTTTAGAGTTGGGTTAGTTATTCAATCCTGTTGTCTTTCGCTATAAAGTGCGTTTGGAACCTCGGGTCGCCAACAGCTTCAAGGGCGTTTTGCACCGCTCTGGTGACGATTTCGGGATGGAACCCTTCAATAAGTTCTGAAGTTTGAACCGACGTCTCGCCATCAATTGAGTACGCAACACCGCCAAGATTACTGAGATCGGCGACTATGATGGGTCTTGGACGACGAATATATCGTAAGACATAGCGAATATAAGGAACATTTGTAATAAGTTCCAAACTATTATTGATATCATCAAATACCCCAGTATCCAAACGCAACGCATGATCCTTGTTGGGTTTACGAAAAGGATCCCCTACGTAGCTAGAATACTCATCATGAGTTATTGCATATACAGGTAACTGCTTTTTACCACAAACTGCTGGGTCCACATCAATGTGTTCAGATACAATACGCAGTACTTTATTCAGATCAAGGTTATTAAAGATCTGAGAGTCTGGGCTAATGTTGAAGTTTACATTGTAAGGAACCGCTTGACCAGGCAAGATGATCTCTTGCTTGACTAAGTTAGAGAGTTGACGACGACGTGTCTCACTTGCTTCAAAACCTTCGAGCCTTGTGTTGGATCTCTGTCTGTAAGCATCTTTTACCAACTCTTCCTGCGCACGCGAGAGGAACAAACTCCTCGCATAAGCATTAAATCCGGGAGCTGAATTGCCCCCGGCATATTGGTAGTTCAATAGAAATTCGTCATCAAACTCAGTAGCAGTCATTATTCACGGGCTTTTTCTACCTGACTTTGAAGAGTGAGAAACAACTCGTTGTTGTTATCATCGATCAAAAAGTCTACGGCACCACGAAGATCGGAACTTCCTCCCGCAAGTGCAAGTGGCTTACCGTCTTTGGTATAGTACAGACCGTTCATTCTTTCCAGAACCTGCAGCTGTACTGCGTCGTGAATAAATGCTCGTACCTCCAAATTAGGATCACCGGCAATCTCCAGAAACTTAGTAGGCTCTGCATCAACCAGCTTGTCAATCTCTTTGATCAACCAGCTGTGGTTATTTGCATTAGTTGGAAGTCTTGAGCCACCCATGCTTTCGATCAAGATGTGACGCAGCATAGTTGCGTTGTTTTTGAGCTTGTTGAAATGCACGTATGCCTCAGACTTAGTAGTAATGCTCTCAGCCTCTCTGCGATCACGGAGACTTTGATCAACGATCATAAACTTGTAAGTCGCCTTCGGATTGTTACGGTACTCGTCCTCACTTGGGGCAACAAGATCTTTTTGAGCTCTGGCCACCAAATAAAACAAGTAATCCTCTGGTTGATTGAGCTTAAGGACACGACCTAGTTTACCCAGACCAATCCGGTAATCTTTCCAGAAAGTACTGTTACGATTACGAACATCAAGCCAACCCTTCTCATGATACAGTCTTTCCTCAAGGTACTCACGCTCCTCAACACTGTTAAACGGATTCACCCTACCTCCTGCACTAGACTTAGGAAGATCATATTCAATAGCGGTCTTATCACCAAGACCTTTAGTGAATGGATTAAAACGAGTTCGTTGTTCTCTGATGAACATTGGTGCCTTCTCAACCAGTTCGATCTTTACGGTTTTGTCAGGCAATAAAAAAGTCGGCGTAGCCTCAGCAACTGCTGTTTGACTAGCCGACTTGGATTTTCTCTGTTGAGCCATTGTTGTTTATTATAACGTCGTTACAATAATACAACAATTTCCGTAACACTCTCTACTTACGCAGACAGGATGTTAGGAATGAGACTCATAGTACGCTCTGGATCGCGAAGGATCACACCGAACTGACAGAACAAGGTAACAGTCCAGGCATCCTTGCGGTTTGCCATCTTGTTATAGTTTGTTCCAGAGTCAGCAGAGAATGGTGATCTCAGACCTTCTTCGATACCACGAATGTACTCAGCTCCCTTGACGTATGCCTTCTGCATGTTAGGAAGACCTTGTACAGTTCCGATATCAAAGATGTCGTAACGATAAGACTCGGCCTTACCACCGTCAGGGTGATTGATCTTGTGACGTACCTGATCACTGTAGTTGTGGTCAACCTCAACGATCACACGGATGCTGTTGGCGAACAACCACTCAGTGAACTGGAATCCACCCTGATATGCCTGAGAGTGCAGAGGGCTGCTTGTTGGACGGTAAGAAGCACCAGCGTTAGTGTCGCGAACGACGCTGCTACCAGTTTGAGTCCAAGCTGTAGCCTCAGCCTTGGCAGCTTCGTGGAATTGCTTAGCACCACGCTCACCAGTACGGAGCATGAATACACGCTCGTCCATTCCGAGCTTACCTTCAGACAGAGTCAAGAGCGCATTCTCGAGAGTGCTCAGCTGGAAGTCAGTGTAGTAGTACACGTTAGAAACCTCCATCATCTCACGAAGACCAGCTCCGATCAAGATCTCATTCTGAGAAGGACCAGTCATGTAAGAACGACCTTCCGCATCGCGGTTGCTGCGTCCATAGTACATGGCCTTAACTTTTTCCTCCATGAACTCATACTCAAGAATGAAGTCTTCGTACTCAATCCAAGAGACGATAGCCTTGTCATTCCGAGGATCAGGGAAAGCAGTAGCCAGCTTCCGAGACTTCATGTTACCAGGAATGGAGTTCTCCTTACGAACAGTTGTGAAACCGTTGCGGAATTCGATAGGAGTTACCCGGCGGATACCAGTACCACGAATGGACATTGTGCTCTCTACTGGAGAGAATTCAATGCTGAACAACTTACCAGCAGTCAGTTCAGAACCTGGGATTCCATCAGGGCTAGACAGTGCAGATACACAAGTGTAGATCCACTCTTCAGCGGCACCACGACGAACAGACTCGATGTAGATCGGATAGATTTCGTTCTTCTCACCAACGATTACGTGACCTTCGTCGAACCACTTCTCGGGGAAAGTCAGCTCAAAAGGCATGTGGTTTGCACCAACACGGGTGGTTGAACTAGTGATCGTAGAACCTTTCCAGCTACCACTGACCAGTTCGATGTTCCGGTTGTGATCACCCTGGAGCTTCCAGAAATAATCATCATCGGTTTCGAACGTCTCAGATGGCAAACCATCGAGGTACGTTTCAATGTTGCTGCCGTACTTGTTGGACAGCATCTTGTTCATCACTTTACCAGCGTACTGAGGGGCAACCTCATACAGCGAGTGGAAGTGGTTGTTACGAACGAGGCCTGCCATTGCTTTGGCCTCCGTAACCTGAAAGGGACTAACTTGCATAGATCGGGTTTTAGATTAGTCGGGGTTTATATTTACTTGTCAAACAATAACTCCAAAGCACCTTCGATACCTTGGAATGCGTTATCAGGGTTATTCGAACTACCTGACTGAGGTGCAGTTGCACGTCCGCCGGTAGCGCTGCCTCGGCTACCTTGACTGATAATCTGGTCAAGTGCTTTGGTAGCATTACTCGCCGATTTACTAAGCAATGGTGTCAGATCAGTAAGGCCTTTGGTCATTGCCAAGATCCAGTTGATCTTAACCGTTGTATCTACAGGCTCTTTTTCAAGCTGTGCCTGCAGATAGTTCATCGGCTTGTTTTCGGTACCGTAGTTCTTCGTGGCATATTCCATAATGCTATCACGAAGCTGATCGGTAACCTTGAGTCCGAAGAGCTTATCAGCTTTTTCAACCTTTGTCTTTACTTCATCAGCAGTCTTCTTGGTATTTTCAACCTCAGTTGCTTTATTCTGAATTTCTTCATCAATCTGAGATTGAATCTGATTATCGTACCAACCCTTCATGGCATCTCTAGCTTCCTTGGAAGCCTGAGCTAAATCTTCCTTAGATATAGCCCGAGCCAGAGTATCTGCATCTTTTTCAGAATAGTTCTTGACTTTGATCATTTGTTGAGCAATCAGCCTGCGCTTTGGAATCTCATACTGATCTTCGCTGCTTTCAAGTATTGCATCACTAATCTTGTCAAGAACTTCACGCTCTCTGCGATTGTCTTGGAAGACCTGAACATCAACACCTGCTTCAAAGGCTTTAACTGCTTGCTGCTGTAGTGGGGTCAAACGATTCATAGCACCATCCTGGCGCTTTGCTTCAATCCGGTCGTACAACTCTGAAAGGTCACTTACGTCTTTAGTGACTTCTTTCAGGTCATCTGGACTAAGGGCCCCCTTATCAACATACATTTGAGCGACGACTTCAAACGGTGATTCTGTTGAATCAGAAGCCCCCGGCTCAGTACTGTTGGATTGTCCAGAAGTTTGCCCACCAAAGTCGTCAAGCTTTGATAAGTCATCGGGGAGTTCAATAAGATCACTTGGTTCTGATGGAGGGTCTGCTGGTGCGGGTGTTCCTGAATCAGGGGTTGGATCCCCTCCGCCAGTATTGTCCTCAGTTCCAAGAAGTTCTGCGAGGTCGAATGTCACTTCGGTGTCGCTGGTATTACTTTGAGCCATAATTATAAATTTTCGTCAAAACAAAAATACCCCGGTGTAAACCAGGGTATTAGTATATAGACGTAACGAAATGCTACAGTTTTGGAGGGGCT